TCCGTTTCGTTGTGTGCGAATGGAACCGATCGTCGACGACCACATTTTGCTCGAGCGACATGCGGCGGGCGAGCCGTTTGCCCTCGGAGTTGAACAGGTCGGCCGCGGCCGAAAGCGCGCTGCGGGTGATCTTGTTCACGACGCGCTTCGGCAGCTCGTCGAGCAACCGCTCTACTTTCTCGAGGCCGACGATCGTCTTGGTGTCGTGATACATGCCCACTTTCCCGCCGGTGTGTTCACCGGCGGCTAAGTACTGGGGTTCGGCTCCGCATCCTTGCCCAGGTGTTCGGTGCAGGCGGCCGTCATCCAGATTTCTTTCACGTCCGAAACCACGCTGATCGGATACAGGTAGTGCGTCCCCGCGCGATCGACGTACTTGAACCGGTGCGCGCCGGTCACATCGGGCAGGAACCGGAACAATACGCGCCAGGCGGCGTGGCCGTGGACCTGTTCTGCGGTCCACTCCTCGCTGCCCGACACGTTGTCGCACTCGGCCGGTACGCTCTCGTAGCCGTCGATCGCCTGCCAATCCTCCTCGAGCGCGCCGTAAGCATCGGCCGTGCCGAGGCCCGTCTTGGCCTCGATGGCAATCCGGTGTCGCAGTCGTCCAGCGGAAGGTCGGGGCATGGCACGCGGGGATCAGGGGTCGGGGGTCGGGGGTCGGGGTTCAGGAGACGGGGAGAGGGGGAGACAAGGAGACGAGGAGATAGGAAAATCTTCACTCTCCCTCTCTCCCTCTCTCCCTCTCTCCCTCTCTCTCGTCGTCCGCAGCGTCGTAAATCGCGTTCACGTACTCGATCACCACGTCAGCGGTGGCCGCTATGCGATAGGGCTTTTCCGCACCATCCGCGTAGAGCCAGCAGGTTTGCGGGTCGTCGCCGGCCGGCTCGACGCGGCAGATCGACTCGGGGTCGATGCCGATCGTCCGCTCTTCCGGCGGCTCGCTGGCGGACTGGCGGACCAGGATGGCAAAGGGCAGCAACATAGTGGTCAGTGGTCAGTGGTCGGTAAACAGTGGTCAGTGGTTAGTGGTCAGTGGTCGCAGCAGTGGCTAGTGGTCGGTGGTCAGTGGTCAGAGCGTCCGATGCTGGCCACCGAACACTGATCACTGACCACTGACCACTGGTCACTGGCCACTGCTTCTTAGCAATTCACATAGCTGCCCCAGGCGGAGATGCCCAACAAGGCGTCGACGGCCAGGGGGACGGAGCCGGTACTGGGGCCGATCACCACGGCCTCGCGGTTTTCGTACCAGTGGCCGACCAAAAGCAGGATGGCCTGCTTGATCGTTTGCGGGACGGCCGCGGCGGAGGCCGCGGCGGTTCCGCCGGCATCGCCGTAGCCGGCCACGAAGGAAATCGAGATCGAATTCTCCCGCAACAGCCAGGGCGGCCAAAAGGTGCCCCAGGCCGGAGTAATGCGGGCCGGCTCGCTATCCGTGTCGAGCAGGTAGAGGGCCGGATCCATCGTTTGCAGGACGCCGTTGGTATCGTAGTATTGCAGGCTCGTCACGCTCTGCACCGGGGCCCGCGGAAGAAATAGGGTGTACCAATCGCGGACCGTGCGGCCGCGAAGGGTGCGCATGGGGTTCCAGACCCATTCATTGTAGAGGCCCATCGGCGCGCGTTGCACATCGTAGAAGCGATCCAGCGTCCACCGCCAAGTGGCCGTGACGAGCTGCCGCGCCAGGGCATTCTCGACGTAGATCCGGGCCGACGTGATCAGGTTGCCCAGGAGCGCGTCGTCGGCAGTCTGAACCAGCCGCACGTGGGCGCGGGCTTCGTCCAGCGAAACCGGCTCGATCGTTGCGGCAGTGACGAGTTTGAGGCCCATGGGGGAGAGTGGCGAGTGGTGAGTGGCGAGTGGTGAGTGACGGGCGGGCGATGGCTTTTCTCGTCACTCGTCACTGCTTTGCTTACCCGACCGTGACGTAAAACGTGCCCGTTTTGCTGTTTCCGGCGCTGGTCAGGGCAATCGACACGCGCTCGTTGGCCAGGTAGCAGTAATCGTTGACGGCACGGGTGCCGTCATAAGTGGAAGCCACGCCGGCCAGACTGTGCGTCGGCTGCCGTGGGGCGACGGTCGCCGAGGCGTTGACCCCGGTCTGCGTCCAGATGTTCGCACCGGTGGCCTCATTGGTCACCGTGATCGTCTGGCCATCGCTGTAGCCGTTCGTCCCGTCCTTGACGTAACGGATCGATAGCACGCGGCCGCGGGCATTGTCCGTATAGCCGCTGCCGGCGCCCGAGGCGGAGCCGGTCACGATGGTGACTGCGTAGGTTTGTGGGAACATGGTGGTCAGTGGTCAGTGGTCAGTGGTCGGAAGCATTTAGCCCCCGGTGAATACACCGGGGGGCGAAGCTCACAAAGCCTTCAGCAAAATCTCGTAGACTGCGCCGTTGATGAGGATCCGCATTCCATGGGTGGCCGTATTGGTGCTCGTGTGAACGAGCCCACCGCTGGTGATCGTCACGCCCTCGACCGACATCACTCCCACACCGGTGTTGGTGTTCGCCGCCGTTACGGCGGTCGTGTTGCCATCGAGCACAAAGCGAACGCCAGAGGCGTTGCCGGTCACGGTGCCCGAGCTTTGCAGGTTCAGATTGGCGCACACCGCACAGGCGGTTCCGCCGAGCCCGGCCGGGATTTGAAGCGTGCCCTTGATCGCATCCCCTTCCCCGCTCAATGATCCGGTACCCGAGAAGCTCAGCGAGGAATGGACGCCGCGGGCCGCCGTCGCGCCCGAGCCGGTCACCGTCATAAACGGTCGGAAGCAGTCGGCGCTGCAGTTGACGCCGGCGGCATAGTGCCGCCAGTAAATGCCGCGGCTATCGGCGCCCGTGGCGTCGGTGGATTGCGTTCTGAAATCGAAGAAGTTGGTCGACGCGCTCGAGGTCGTCAGCGGGCTGGCGGTGGTGCCGCCGCCGGCGATGATCGCCGTGGTGAGCTTCGAGTCGGTCACGGACGGCAACCATTCGATGTAGGCGCTGGGGCTGATGACCAGACCGTAGCCGCCCTGGCGGAAGTAGATGCCCGTGCCGTTGTAAGTCTGCGCCGACGTGGGCGCGGCAATCGCGGCGATGGCCACGATCGCACAGAGGCAAAGAGTCGCAAGGCGATGCATGGTTTTGTTCTCGGGTTGGGAGTTAAGCTTTCAGCTATCAGCAGTCAGCTATCAGAAAGCTGATGGCTGAAAGCTGATGGCTGATTGCTGTGTTCGCTCAAACGTTCGCCAGCAGCAGGCTGTAGACCGTGCCGGCCGTGAGGTTGGCCACCGGCCGATCCTTGCCGTAGAGCAGCACGAACATCGCGTCCAGCGTGGAACTGGTTCCGCGGGTGGCGGTGACCTGGACGAAGCGCGTCGAGGGGTTGTAGACCTCGAGCGCCTGGAAGGCATCGGTCGCGCCAGGGGCGGTGACCGCGCCGGTCAAGCGCGTGGGCGAGCCGCCGGTAGTGGCGTAGCCGCCGATCTCGATGGTGTTGTTGGCGGCCGGCGTGCCGAAGTTGGCCAGGGCCAGGATGCCCTTGTAGCCTTGCATGTCGATCTCGTCGCTGACGACGGCGGAGGTGTTGGCCGCTGAATATGCCTTCACCTTGATGAGTTTGCAGTCGGTTGAGAGGTTACGAATCACGTTATGGATCTCCGTTTGGTCAGTTTGGTCAGTGGTCAGTGATCAGTGGTCAGTGGATTCTGGCCACTAGCCACCGGTCACTAGCCACTCGGATTTTTGGATCGGGTTCGCTTCTTGGGCCGCGAAAGGGCCGCGGTCTTGGGCGGCTGTTCGGCCGCCGCTTCGACCGCCGGCGGCATCGGCGCGGCCGCCGATGCCTCGATGCCCACCCCTGCGGCGATCAGCCGGGCGGCTTCTTGCGGCGGGCACTCGTAAAGAGTCCCCGCGGGCCAGAAGTTGCGGTGCCCGGCGATCGTTTGCAGGAGGCGGACGTGCATCAGTGGTCAGTGGTCAGTGAGCAGTGGTCAGTGATCAGTGGTCGGTGTTCAGCGGTCAGTGGTTTCTGGCCACTGGCCACTAGCCACTGGCCACTACTTCTGGCCACTGCTGCCACTACGTGGCCTGGAGCATGTACTTCACGGGGTGCGTCCCGGCGTCCAAGAGGTCGCCGTCAACTTCCATGAAGCCGATGAAGCCTTCCTGGTCGTACTCGGCGAATCGCTCGACGAGCCGGCGCAGACGGATGTTGCCGACCTCGCGAATCTTGTATTTCGACAGGTCGCCGAAGAGCATCGTCTTCGCGGCCGAAGTCACGGTGGAGGCCATTTCCATCGCGACCTGGTAGGGGAAATTCCAGATCCGATCTTGCAGGCCGCTGGTCACGCTGCCCGCGCTCCACAGGTACCGGCCCATGCCGTCCTTGAGCAACCGCAACGCGCCGACCACGTTGTCGTGCAACAGGAAGCCCGCGCCCGGGCCTTGGCGGTAGGCCGGATCGACCGAGTAGATCAGCTTGATCACCTCGTCGAACGTGATCGCCGTGGCCGAGGCCGTGGTCACGCCGAGCGTGGCGCGGGTCACGATGCCCGTTGGCTGCGCGCCGTTGCCGGCGCCAGTCGTGCATTTGGTGGCGATGGCACGGCCGAGGCGAATGCCGATCAGCCGGCCGATCTCGCTGGCCAGGTTGAAGGCGCTATCGCGGAGCAACTCGCTGCTGATCTGCACAAGCTTCGAGCTGAACTTGTGGGCGCCGAAAATCACCGAGCCCATCGTGGGCGAGGTGCCGGTGGTCGAGGTGGACACGTTTTCTCCCAGCACTTCGCCGCTGTTGCTGGTGTCGTCCATGGTCGGCCAGGGCAACGGCTGCGCGGTCGAGGTGCGGACGATCTCCGCCACGTTCCGCACGCCGCCGTAGGCCTTCAGGGCGATTTCCAGGTTGGCGACGAAGCCCTCGGGAACGGTGTAGCCGCCGGCCGTGTCAACCGACACGCCCATGGCGGCACGCATTTCGGCGTGGTTCAGAACGGAGCCGCGGACCGTCCGTCCAAGGCCGGGCAAGGCCACGGTGAATTGGGCGTCGGCCATGTTCACGCGGCAGGCGCGGGCGGCGTCGACGTGCTCCTGGCGGAGGTCGTCGATCATGCCCCGCTGCGAGAGGCACCAGCCCTGCAGGGCCAGGGCCCGCTGCTCGGCCGTGGGGCCGGAGGGGCGGCGATCGGTGCGGTCTTCGCTACCGGGCTGCGCCAGGCGGAGGCCCGCCGGGGCCGCGGCCGGTTGACGCAGATAGGCGTCGATCTCGGCACTGCGGGCGGCGACTTCGGAGGCCTCGCGGTCTTCGCGCACGAGCGTCTCGATCTCGCTCCGCAGGGTGTTGTAATCGCTGTTCAGTTTGTCCCAGTTGGCGCGGGCCGCGTCGTCGGCCCACCGCTTGCCGGCGGCGTGGAACGTATCGGCCGCGGCCTTGATCTGGGTGGCCAGTTTGGCCAGTTGTTCGCGTTTTTCTTTGAGCACTTGTGCTACTCCTCGGTTCGTCGTCGCCGGTAGCACGCGCGCAAAAAAACGGCGGCTTGCCGGCGATTGAAAGGGATCCTTGGATGAAAGGCCTTCAATCGCTGACAGCCCGCCGGAATCTAGGCTCTGGCCGGATTGTCCGCTCAGCGAGCAGCTTTCAGCCGTCAGCTTTTAGCTGTCAGCTTTCAGCTTTCAGCTTTCTGTGGCTGACTGCTGATAGCTGACTGCTGACTGCTGACTGCTGATAGCTGCTTGCTCCGCCCCGGCACGTCTCGGCGTGCCCGCAGCGGGGAGCGTTTTGATCTGAGTTCAACTCTGCGCCGCTGCGGCGCTTAAGGCAAGGCGGAATAGTGGCCAGTGGCCAGTGGCCAGTGGTTAGTGGTGAATACTTCGCGGGTCGTGCGAAACTTCACGGATTTGGCGTTTGCCCGCAGCGCGGACAGGTGCCGTCGCTCGTCGATCCACAGGAGCACACCGGTTCGGGCTGCTCGCAGCCGACTTCGTACCGCCGGTTTGCCACGCGGGCGCGTTGCCGCAAGGCATCTACTATGAGGTGCGGATTATATGCCGCCCAATCGTACAAGTGCCCGAATCCGAAGTGGCAGCCGTGACGGTTGCACAGCGTGGCCAAATTCTTCGGATCCAACTCGCAACCGGGGCAAAGATGGAAAGGACGGACGTGGTGTACTTCCAGTTTTTCCTTGCCGCCGCAGGCAAAGCAAACGGGGTGCTCTTTGAGAAAATCCGCGCGGACCTTGGGCCAGTGCGACGATCGCCGCGCGGTGAAGCGGGCCCCGTGCGAGCACCAGCGGAGGATGGCGTGTTTGAGTTGGGAGAACATGGGCAGTGGTCAGTGGACAGTGGTCAGTGGCCGGGGGACGGCCATTTAGCCCCCGGTGAATACACCGGGGGTGAACGCGGACGATCACTTTGTCTGCAATTGCAGACGTTTGCCCGTAGGGAGTGGTCAGTGGTCAGTGGTCGGTGGATAGTGCTCAGTGTTTTCTGGCCACTGGTCACTAACCACTGGCCACTTTCTTCTTGTTGGCCGTAAGCCAGCCTTCGATGCGGGCCACGGAGGCGGCGAAGTAGCGTTTGTCGAGCTCGACGCCGATGAACTTCCGGCCCGTCTCGAGGCAGGCAAGGCCCGTGGTGCCTGATCCCATGAACGGATCGAGGATCGTGCCGTTTCGGGGCGTGAATGTCAACGCCAACCACTTGCAGATGGCCGTGGGCTTTTGGCTGGGATGATGGCCAGGCCGTCGCCTGCCATAACTGTTTCCATATTCATGCGGACAGGAGAAGGCCGACTTTGGGCATTCCATGTCGGTGTAGGTATAGGCCGTGCGCAAAAAATTCGAGTGGTAGTGGTCGCCAATGCGGGAGACTGACTTGGTGATCCGGCCAAGGTTTGTCGTGGCGTACCGCCGTGGGAACTCCGTCCGCCGATAACGGAAGGCGCCGAAGAACAAAAGCAGCTCGTGATTGCAGAGCGGCCGGCGATTGGCATCCAGGTGACGTGTCGCCTTGTCTTTCACCCAGACCATTTCGTAGCGGAACTTCAGCGGCATGGCGGGGATGAGTTGCAGGGCATATTTGAATGAGGCGAATGAGGCCAGCGTGCCTTGCCAGCCGTGCAGCAGGTCGCACCACTCGATCGCGGGCTCGGCGTCGTAAGCGAGATTCGTTTCGCCGTAAGGCGGATCGGTCACGATCGTGCGGATGCGGTCGAGGCGCAGCTCCGGGAGCACGTCGAGGCAATCGCCGCGGTAGAGCCGGATGCCCAACCGTTTGTATTCCCAGTCGGGTTTCACTGGTCATCCTTCCCCGAGCCGAACAGCCCGAGCGAGAAAACCGTCACGATCGCCGCGACGATCAACATCAACACGTCCAAAAGCTTTTTCATGTTCCCTGTCCTCTTCACCTGGTTCCCCCGGTGTATTCACCGGGGGCTAAATATCGAGCATCCGCAGCGCCACCTCCACCCCATCGGCGTCGGCCTGCTGCTGGCGGCGGTAGGCGGCGTGGGCGGCGAGGGCCTCTTCCAGCTCGGCTTCTCTCCGGACGCCGGCCGTGGTGGCCTCATAGGCCGGGAAAGTCACCGGGCCCACGTCGTAGAGCTTCACGCCGCGAATCTCGCGGACGTCGACGCCGCTCTCGGTCGTGATCCACGCCTGGTCGGTCACGCTGAACGAAAAACTGGAACCCGTGATGTCGCCCCGATTGAGCGAGGCGGCCAGGTCGTGCCCGAGCTGCGTATCAGGTGGATCCACTTCGTACCGCAGGCCCTTGGCGTCGATCGACAGCCGGCAGGTCCCGGCGGTCGTGCGGCCAAGAACGCAGTTGGGATCGTGATTGAACAGCGCCCGGCAGTCATCCTCTTGCATGGCCCGATTGAAGCAGCCGGGCATGATCCGCTCGACGCAATCGGTCCACAGCGGATACTCAGTCTGCGGCGTGTTGTCGTAAAAAACAGAGGCATAGCCGACGATCTTTGCCTGGCCGTCGTCGCGAGTTTCCATCGCAACGGCCGCCAGTTGGTTGGGAAGTGCGCGGCGTTCGATTTTCATGTTAGGTCCTCGTGGGGATTTCGGGATTTCGGGATTTCGGGATTTCTGCGGGAGAGCACGGCGAAATGCGCCTCGACGGCCGGCCGCAAGGTGGCCGCCGTACACGTGCCAGAGAGCGTCAGCAGGTCCTGGCGCAGGGAGCGGAAGTAGGCGGCCACGTCGGCGACGAGCTCGGCCTGGGCGTTGTAGAGGCCGTAGGCGGGGGCCAGAATCTCGCTCACCCCGACGCGGTGGTCTTTCTCGATCCAGTCGATCGATTGGAGGAAGCCCTCCGGCTTGGTCGCCGCGCGGAGGGTGTGCTTGGCGAGCCGATCGGCCACCCGTCGCCAGGCATCCGCCAGGATGGCCTGCATCCGTGGGGCCAGGTCGTCGGGCCCGACGAGGCTGGTTTGCGCGGCCTCGTCGTCAGACTGCGTTGCCGAGCTGCCGGCCGGCTTGGCTTGCGGCGGCGGATCGTCGACGTAGCCGATGTTGATCGGCTTGCGGTGTTTGTTGCCGTAAGAATCGGGTACCGGCGGGAGGTTCCGCTTGGCGCGGACCTCATCGAGGGTGGTGATCCCCGCATTGAGTTCTTTTTCATCGGCCTCGGCCGCCGACTTGCGGTCCGCCTGCTCGAGCGAATCGCGAACGAAGCCAACGTCGTGACTGTCCGTCCGCTTTTCCTCTTCGCTCAAGAGTTTGTCGGCCAGTTCGTGCTCCCAATTCACCAGCCAGGGGTCGTAGCCCTCGTTGAGCACCGCCTTGTTTTCCATTTCCAGCGAGTTGTACGAAGACTTCTCGCTATCACCCAGCTTGTGCGGCGGCAGGTTCAAGAAGTTCGCGATCGTTTTCACCGAGAACTTTTCGGAGTCGATCAGTTGGGCATCCTTGGCGGCGATCGAGAAGGGCTTCAGCGTGGCCCCGGCGGTGAGAATGGCCGTGCGGTGCGAGTTCTCTATCCCCTGGTGCATTCGCGCCCATTGCCGCAGAAACTCTTCCTGCGCAACCTTGTCCATCCGTGTCGGCACCTCGATCACCACGCGGGGCTCGGCGTCGTTGGCAAAAAACCGCGAGCCGTATTCGCGGCTGGCCAGGCCGCGGCCAATCGTCTCTGCCCCAATCTCGATGAACGAATAGCCCATCAGGCCGTCGTAGCCGAGACCGCGAATGTGGATCACATCCTCGGCCCGCAAAAGCCGCGGCTCGGTGCCCGCCTGGCCTACGTTTTCGAGGTCCGGGCTTTGGATGACCGTCTTATACCACAGCACGCCGTTGACTTTTACGGGGTGCGTGGCGTGCGGACAAAGGGGCACAATCTCGATCGGCCGGCCGGCGTTGTCGCGAAAGATGTAGGCGTAGGCGTTGCCCTGCAAGAGCACGTGGGCCATCATGGTCTGCCGGAAGATGAAGCTGGTCATCTCGGGACACGGCTTGCGGTAAAGCAGCCGATAGGCAGGGTGCGTCAAGTCCGGGTCCTTCAGTCCCTTGCCGAGGTGTCGGTAGACGTGGAGCGGGATCTTCGCGACGGCGTTGCTGATGAGCGACACGCCCCGCCAAATGGCGTCGTAGGTCAGCGCCGCGCGGCGATCGACCTTGATCCCCGAGCTGACCGGCCGGCCGCTGATGCCCAGGGCGTCGAACGCCGACGGGTCATTTAGCGCGATCGCCGGATTCTCCAGCGAGCGTTGCTCTTGCACCGTGCGGAGTTTGGGCCCGCGAAACTGGTGTCGCCCGGAAGGATGCCGCGTTGTGCTGGTTTTCATTATTTCACACCGTCGGTCGGCAATTGGGGTTTGGAATATAGCGATGGGCAAGCCGCGGCAATCACGGCCAGCAGCGCCTCGATGTGGCGATACGCCTCGGAATCGTAGGGCGTGCAGAGGTTGAAACGCCGGCCATGAACACGCGCATAGTGTGCGGGCACAAACGCTTGGGCATCATGGATGATGTCTCTAGCTCGATCTTCGGTCATTTTCATGCTTCGTCCTTTCGCCTTTAGAGCACGATCAGTTCGGGGCCGCTCGGCGGCTCGGCCATGGCCAACTTCAGCGCCATGATGCCGGCGACAATGCCGTCGATCTTGCGGTGCGATTCATGGGGCGGTTTTACCGGCCGCTTGTTCGCGTTGGCATCCGTTTTCACCTGCACGTGGCCGGCCTGCCAGTCGAGCACCGCATGGCCCGAATGGTGCAGCGAGTCGTGCAGCAGCAGGCGTTCGTATTCGGCCGTGGGGCCGGCGAAATTCATAATGGTCTGGGCAAACTCGATCGGCTCGATCGCATAACTGTTTTGCAACTTCTCGACGAAGTCGCGTGCGTACATCGGGTCGTAGGCGAATCCCATGAGGCGGAATTTTTCATGCGAGTCCACGATCGCCCGCTCGACGCAGTCGTAACTGTCGTCCATGATTTCCAGCGCGCCGCTGGCCTGCCAGGCGGCCAGGTCGATCTTGTCCTTGTATCGGTCGACGGCAACTTTCGGCAGCCAAAACTTGGCCCGCTGGCGGAACACACGGCGGCCATTTTCTTCCCACGGGAAGATCAGCACCCAGGCCGTCATGTCGCGGGTCCGCGATAAGTCGAGCCCGCCATAACACTCGCGGCCGAGCAGGTCCTCGTCGCTGAACTGGCGGCGGTTCCGCGCCCAATCGTCGGGCGAAAGCCACGTATTTGTGGCTCGCGACCAGATGTTCAAGGAATATCTCTTCCATGTCGCCTCGGCGGCGGCCCGGCCCTTCGCCGCGGTCGCGTCTTCCCGGAGCGAGTCGGCGGAAAACGTTTCGCCCAGACTCGGGTTGGCCTTGGCCCACACCTCTTCGGCCAGCCAATCGTCCTCGGGCGCGGCCTCGTAAATCAGTGCAAAATAGGCATCGTCGCGGATCTTGCCGGCAAGGATCGCGCGGGCCCGCTCGATCTCCTCATAGCACACCGATTGATCGTCGTCGCCCGCCGTCGTGATCACGAATTGCAACGGCTGCCGGCGGGCCCGGTAGCCATATACGAGCGAGTCCCACAGCGAGCGGCCCTGCCACACGTGCAGCTCGTCGATGATCGCGGCATGGATGTTCAGGCCCTCTTTGCCGCTCGGCTCGTTCGACAACGCCCGGTACCACGATTGCGTGGCCGGATAGAGGATATTCCGCGTCGATTTGTTGATTTTCAAACAGGCGTCCAACTCGGGCGATGCCAGCGCCATGCGGATGGCCTCGCCATGGACGATCGACGCCTGGTCCCGGTCTGCCGCGACGGAGTAAATCTCGGCCCCAGGTTCGCCGTCGGCACACAACATGTACAATCCGATGCCCGACGCCAGCGTCGACTTACCGTTCTTTTTCGGAATCTCGACGAACGCGCGGCGAAACCGCCGCGTACCATCGGGCCGCATCCAGCCGAACAGCGGCATCACCAACTCATCGCGCTGCCAGGGCAAAAGTTCAAACGGTTTACCGGCCCACTGCCCTTTGCTGTGGCGAAGATATTTTGGAAAAAATTCGACGGCGTGTGTTGCCAGCTTTTCGTTGAACCGGCATCCCGCCGCAAAGGCCAATTCGTCGCCCGGCGTCCGAATCCAACGCCGTTGACTCTTGATGCTCGCGCGGACCTTTGCCAGGGGCTTCAGATAATCAAGCCGCAACGACTCGATCGCGCCGTGGCGATCCTTTCGGTAGGTCCCCTCTGCGACATGCTCCTGAAGGCTTTTTTTGTTCCATCCACCGCCGCGTTGCGCCGCCTTACTCGGCTTTTTTTTGGGAGATCTCCTCGACTTTTTGGCGACCATATCTCGCGCGCTCACGGCTTGCATGGATCGGTGTCGCCAAAATTCGCGGGTTCGTCGCAAGGGTCCCGACGCGTTAGTTTGGGCAAAATTCGCCCCCCCACCCTCAGTGGGGGTTGGACGCGGCGGCTGGGGTTCGGCCGAAGCCGCCGTCGTGGGAGGCCGTCTTAGTATCGTGGCAGGGCTTGCAGAGCGGCTGGTGATTCGTAGGCTCGCAGAAGAGCACGGGGTCGCCGCGATGCGGCACGATGTGGTCAACGATGCTTGCCGCGGTCAACTGCCCTTCTTGTTCGCAACGGCGGCAGAGTGGATGTTCCGCTAGGTAGGCGCGGCGGTACTTTCTCCAAACCGTATCGTAGCCGCGGGCAGCGGCGCTACCGCGTGCGCTCTCACGCGCGCTGCGATGCTTTGCACAGTAGCCTTCTGTTGTCGTCTGCGCGCAACCGGCGTAGCGGCAAAAGCGTTTGCGCGCGATCATTGATGCACGATGCACCGGCCGACGAGCGGCGTAACTACGTCGCCGTTGGCGAGTGTGCCGCTAATCCTGTACGTACAGGGCACGGGCGTCAGTGTGGTGGTTTGCGTTTTTGTCGGTTCAAAAATGAGTACGTAAGCCGAGGTGGCGGTGCCCGATACGGTCAGCACAGTCTGTCGATCCGCGGCGCGCAAAATGGTGAGCGTACACGTGGCGCCTGTCCAAACGGGGCCGCCACTGAAGGTCGCCGTGATCGCGCGGCCGTCGCGCAGGCGGTAATCGTCGCCGATCGTGAGCGACAGTTCGTCGCCCGTACTCAGCGGACTGCTGATCGTGATTGGCCCGGCCGTTATCAGTGCCGTTTGCGCGGCGATGGTCGTTAGTTGCGCGCTGTTGCTTGTGGCGGTCGCTGCGGATGATTGAGCAGCGCTCGTCGCCAGGGCAAGCTTGCCGCCGGCGGTGTTCCCGCCGGTACCGGAAGTCACTCCGGTTCCGGAGAGATCGGCCTGCCAGACGCTCGCCAAATCGCTGGGGCTGATCGTGACCGTCGCCGATGGCATGTTGGCGAAAGCCGTGGTGCTCAGCGCAATGCCGCTTGGCGTGCTAACGAAGAGTGAGGTCGAATCCACGAGGCTTAAAGTGCCGCCGAAGTCGGACAGTTTGGGAATCGTGCCATTGGTCGGCAATCGGGCATCGTTCGACAACAGAGGCGTGGTGGGGATCGCGTTGACGCTCGTCTGGCTTGCGACGGGGACCGTAATGTTGGCCGCGAGGTTTGTGCCCGTCTTCGTGTAGTCAACATCGACCGCAGGTTCAACAGTAATCGTTCCCACGGCGTAAGCGGGATTATAATTGCAGCCGGAGACCACGCAGCTAACGCTGCTGCCGAGATTCAAATCTTGCCGTGTTCCCCCGCCCGCGTTCGTCACGTCAAAGAAGACATTCTGCAGCGTGACCTTCGCCGCGTTTCCCGCAACCACATTGCTACTGACTCCAATGGAGCTACCGGTACCGCTGTTACTGACGCACAACCGGCCGCCACGCATCGTGATGTTCGTATTCCAGCCATAGTTCGAGGTGATCACGATCGCGCGCGCGGGTTCATTCGACCCATAAGCCGAGGGGCCGTGCAAAATGAAATCACAGTTGGTGAAATCGAGGCTGCAAACACCTGGGTTGCCCGCTGAGTTTGGCAGCGTAATGTTGCACGTATCCCAATTACTCTCAAAAGTACAATGGCGCGCCTCGATCCCAAAGGTTCTGACCGCGGTCGTGCTTACGAGCGTGACGATCGCGTCCGTTTCCCCCCACACGTAAAGGTCATCGAGGGTTACGATGCCAGTCGTGGTCAACACCGGATAGATCGGTCCGGTCGTATGCGTGGTGCACGTGCTGACGATGGAGAGGCCGGAAAGTTTCACCCCGGCGTCCACCTGGATGACTTTGCTGGCCGAGCCCGAATTGAAAAGTTGCGTGCGGTATCGTCCCTGGCCGATCAGCGAGGTGTTGGGAGGCATGATCAGCGTAACGTTGCTGATGTCGTAGCTGCCGGCGTTCACCAGCAACGTGTCGCCCGGCAGCGATAGCAGCGAGACGCCCGCCGATACGGTTTGCTTCGCGCTGGCCCACGACATGCCGTCGCCAGTATCGTTTGGCTGAGCTTGATCGGCGTAGAAGAACCGGCTGCCCGTCAGTTGCGCGGCGATCTGCTGTTGAACCGTGGAACTCAGGCTGTTGGTGGTCACCGCGTTGGTAGCGTTGACGTTGAGCGTCGGACCGGTGTAGGACGTTGTCGTGGCACTGCTGGCCGTGTAGCCCGTCTTGTCGTTGTTGGTGCCTGTGAGGACGGTCAGCGTCGGGCCGGTGTAGGACGTTGTCGTGGCGCTGCTGGCCGTGTATCCC